CTAGGTACTGACGGTAGGGTTTCCATGTTTGAACCAACCGACCAAATTAAAGAATGCTACTGCTATATCGATAAAACCACTTGCAATACCTATTAACTTTTCTTTGCTTATTGGCAAGGGATACTCTTCAGCCATTTTATCATAAAATAGCTTTATGGCATCCAAAATAACTTTCTTCTTCTCGGCCCCAAAACCTGGGGTCTCAAATGCAGTAATCAGCCCTAGGATTATAGGAACTATTCCACCTATAAGACTTAAGAAAGCTAATATCTTAGTCATTTGTTTTCACCTCACTTTCCTTTTATTATTTGATAGAACTTTAACAGATCATTATTTTCTATCGATCCAGAATAGATAATCTTATTCAAATATATCCAATATTTACTCGGGGCCGGAGGCCTTACGTCTAAATGCACGTATGTCCTGGCTATCCCTATTCTAAGGCCCCCTATTTTTTCAGCAGCCAATCCGATATCAATAGGCTTTATCTCTCTTATTTTTATATCAGCAGCCTCTCCATCCGGGTTAGGTATATGAGCAGAGTTAGGATAGCCACCTATACTTGCATTATATTCAGGGCACCGATTGCCACTATTTATAATTATCGGTTTATTGCCTAAGGCCATTCTTAACATCTCTAATTTAAATAATAATAAATTGCTTACCCGGACCTTTTTTCTTCTGCATTTTTTGCAGGGGCAACGGAATTCTGACTTCCAAAAATTAGTTGATAAATTTCCTAAAGATTTATTATTTCCGTCCATTCGATTTTTTATCCTTCTTCTTAAAATTTACTTTATCAAAATTTCCGTTAAAATGACGATTCAGATATTCGGCTAAACCGGTAAATTGATTTGTTAATGTTTTTGTCATATTTATACTTTTCCGATTTAGCCTAGCATTTAATAAACTATCTTTATGAAGAGTCTTTAACTCATTTTTAAACATACCCATGACAGACCGGATCAAATACCAGACCAGCCATACTACCAATATTACTAATACGCCTTGCACCCCTAACTTGCCATAATTATTAATAAGTTCTGAAATCATTACATCATCTCCTTTTACTTTTTAGCTTCTTTAGTCGTTTCCTTTATAATTGGTTTATAAGATTTTATTTCATTCAGAATCATATCTTTAAAGGAAATCATAGAGAATTGGCTAAGTCTATTACCCAATTCTTCGGTTGCAAATTGGTTAATTATTTGCTCTACCTTCTTAGCTAAATCTTCCAAAATAACATTCCCCCTTATCTTTTTACAATCAAAATGTAAATACCGCCTGGTTTTGTCCAGGCGATATTTACATTTTCGTTTTAAGAAATTAGAAATACCATTTTTGCATGAAATCAAGATCATAACTGTAAAGTTCAGCCCACTCCACATTTGCTGTTGTTTTAGTATCATGGTGTTTCACACATTCTACCCAATTATAGAAACCTGATTCATGATAATAGTATTTGTTAGACGAATATCCATAATTAAATTCAGGAAATGTAGGATAGAGAGCAAATAATGCTAACATGTGATATTTGCCATTATCATATTTTAAATATACTTGATATATATTATCTTTTGGCATTCCAGCAGTTTTATAAGCACAATATATAGCATAAGTAGAAAAATCATTACAATCTCCCCATTTATATCTCAAAAATTGTTCGGGACTCCAAGCTGAGCTATGATTTGTTACTTTGGTAAAATGACTTGCCATATATGAGACGATTTCAGATGGATGATCGTAACTTGCCATAACACTATTGACTATGTCAGAATTATATCCAGTGAGATCAAATACTCCATATAATCCTTTAGTAACTATACCGGTTCCAATTTCATCAATGGGTTCAGGTGTCGTCAAATTATTACAACCAGCAAAAAGTAGACCAACAAATAACACAATTATCATTAATACAGTTAACTTTTTCATCGTTTTTCACCTCCTTCCTTTTATTAAATAAAAAAAGAGCCAGATCAAAAGGCTTTTGGCCTTCTTAAAATCTGGCTCTCTAAAAATGGAGCTCTCAAATTATTTAATTTTTAAATTTTATTTTCTATTATTTAATTATCCAATTTACGGTTATTGAAGAACTTTTTATTAAATACATAATATAATCAACATAACTACCATCAATACAGTTAGTTTTTTCATTGTTCTTTTCACCTCCATTTTTCTCATAAAATAAAAAAAGAGCCATCAAAAAAAACTATTATATTTTTTTAAAATGGCTCTCTAATTTGGAGCTCTAAATTTATTTAATTTTTAGATCTTATTTAAGTTTCCAATCCCCAGATGGAAAAGTCTTAATTAATTCTATCTCGTATTCAAAAAGACCACCTTCGTGTATACAACTACCAGGAAAAGCTGTTATGTCAGTAGCAATTGTTGCATACACAACGGCATTATTCCCAATCGCCTCAGATTGTTCATAGAAAGAAGGTCCATAAATCACTACCGAAGCCTCACCCTCGGAATTGACATTTATATATTCTTCCCATTCGTCAACCTTATTATACCAGATTCCGCCAGTTATGCAATACCACTTGGCCAATTCGTATTGATGGTTAATGATTGCCTTCCAGTATTCCCAAACTGTTTGTTCTGCTACCATCCAAGCAGGCAACCCTGGAGCAACCATCCCGCAGCCGGTCAATGCCAAAACCAAAAGTATAATAAGAAATGATATTAAAACTTTCCTTTTCATCTTAAAATCCCTCTTTAGTTATTTGATAGCCCTTTAAAGAATCATCCTATTGAAGAGGCCCAGGTACTAATATTAGTTTTCCGACATTCATCCCTAAAACTTTTTCATTTTTCCCTACAGTTGTCCAACAAGTGCAATCTTTAGATTTTCCTACCGCAATATATCCCCCGGTAATAGTCCAGTCTTCATAAAAACCTCCATCTGCATAAATGCCTTCATAATCACAATAAACACCAAGCCAAATATTATAATAACCAATATCGACATTTCCGGTATTAGTTATTGTATAATAAACCTTTACTTGATCGCTCCACTTTCCATTGGAATAATCTTGTTCCCACTTAGTTATTACAACATCAGCACTCAAATTTTGAAATAAACAACAGCCCGATAAAAATATAGCTAACATTAAAAATAAAACTATCAAAAAATATTTCCTTTTCATTTTCAAATCTTTCCTTTAAATAATTATTTAAGATTCCAGTTAACAGTTTTAATTAAATACATAAAATAGTTATAAATTATCTCGGTTGAGCAAACCTCCTCAAGACAAGTGGTTATGACAAGATCAATGCTTGCGATAGCCTCATCTCCGTCTATATGAATCCAATTATAATAAGGATCGTAAGTTATTACTGTCCCTTCCGGAAGAGGTATATTTTGATATTCTTCAACCACATAATAAGCATCTCCATAAGGCACACAACATAAATCTTGGGCCAGGTCATAATCACCTACCGATATCATATCCCAGTAATAATTAATTAATTCTATTATATCGTCTTCTGGAACCCAATCAGGATCATATCCAGGATAAGTCTGTTCACAACCGACCAATGCTAAAATCAAAGTTATAACAAGGATCAATAATAAAACTTTCCTTTCCATTGCTTATATACCCCCTAAAATTATCTTTAAAACCACCAATATATAATACGATATAAACAAAGGAAAGTTACCATTAATATTATAAAACTTTTTTCTATATTTTATAATTATTTCGGATTTCTGTTTATGATTGTCTCTATTTTGTCATTATATTTTTTGAAAAAATCAGGGTAAGGAATATTGAGATTATCCATTATATATTTAAGAGTTTTTCTCAATATCTTAGCTTCCGAAGAAGGATTATATAAATTATTAATCTTTTCCGATAATGAATTTCTTCTATCTGTATCTGCAAAATATTGGTATTTAGTATAATCGAAATCAATTATTCTACCATCCTTATATTCATAAAGGGGGAAATTATACCAGGTTTCTTGTTCTTTAATAGCAAAATATCTTGATTCTATTTTATTTGTTTCTTTTCCATCCTTATCCTTTTTATAAACAATTCTCATTGTATCTTTAATAAATTTATCGTCATCCGGTATTTCTATTATTACATCACAATAAGGACGTTCTCTATCTCCCATCCCATTAATGATATCGTGTTCAATCCCATCTTCAAAGGTCATTTTCTTTAGTTCAACATATAATTTCATATTTCCTCCTTACCAGCCCTCGGCTGCAGCAGCGGCTTTAAACCAAGCGGACCAATATGTGCTGTATATCCTTAATAATTTGGTATCTGCTTTAAGAGCACAATCTCCATCATGTGCTGGTGTCGGAGCATTAGCTAATCTGATAATTTGTAATGCTCCCGTGCAATGAAATCCAAACCAACGATGTGTACTACCATCATAATTATCGATCCAAACTTCGCCGTCATCTTGTACCTGGAAAGCCCCTTCGTAATCCCCTGCTTTTAATCTTAATGCAGAAACAGCTGGTTCTTCTGCTATTGTCTGATAATACAATCTTGCGAAAGTAAGGGTATTATATCTAAAACCAATTCTTCGATAATCGTAGAGAGGTTGAGCGTAATCATATATATAAATCCCACTATCTTTAAAATATATTTCCTGATTACTGCCACTACCACCAACTCTAAGTTCTGCTCCATCGATTAAACCTGCTAATATATTTCCTTTAATTTCTAATTGAGACCCTGTCCATTTTAAATAACGAGAAGCATTACCGATATTTAATTTGTATTTATCTACATCATAACCCAACCAAAATCCCGCGACGTTATTAGCATAAGAATCTTTTCCGGTGGTCCGGATGTATCCGGTATTACCGAGAATGATATTTCCTATGTCGGCCACATTGGAAATATTTAATCTATCTGCGGTGATAGAGCCTGTCGTAATAAATTTTCCGTTGATGACCGTCTGCCCATAAGTCAGGGATACTCCCCGCACTCCTTCAACTACTGAATGTAATACTCCGATTAGAAAATAATAATATGTAGGATCATCGTCAAATTTCCTTTGCGTCTCGTCTACTATAATCTGCCCGGTATAAGCAGCTTCTTTCGTGCATTTGGCATAAATATAATAAGGTGTCGCGTCTACTAGGCTATCCTGGGTATTCTCCGATAGTGTCCACGTCCTGATTTCTTCTGCGATTGATAAATGAATTAATTCCCCGGCACTTGCGTGAAATTTGGATTTATCGCCGGTGTAATTTGCCTCAATTTGAATTTCCTTTAAGATAAATTGGGTAGATTTTGCCCCTACTGATAGCATTCCGGTTTCAACCGAAGCAGGCCTGATATTCCCCATGTCAAAATATCCATCTGTGTCAAAGATCATCGTTCTTAATTCTTCTGATGTTCTCCAGCTCCGCCTTGCCCTTATAATATCTCCTACATCTCCAACTTCAATTTTTTCTTTTAGACCTTCCTGCTCGGAATATAGCCGTTGGATCAGTTGCGCTTCCAGATGATCAGACAGTTTTAGGGTATATTTATAAGCATTTACTAAAATTCTTGTTAGTTCTACAATTCTAATCAATGAATTTATATTAAGATCTGTATCCTCAATTGTAATGAAATCTCCAAGATTTAGGGCAATAGAATTGGCCTTAAAATATCTCCAATCAGGAACCAAAAGATATGTTACTCTAGGACTGCAATTATCGTCTAAATATTCTTGTGCTTTATTTTTCAGGTTTGTTTCAGCAGTATCTATATAGGTTTGCGGCATTTTTATATCTAACAAAACATACTTATCGCCTATGGCAGGCTTCAAAGTATCGTTCGGCATATCATATCCCTGCTCGTCTTTAAATGCTATTATGGTAAATTCTTTTGTAACATTATTATAACTATAAACCTCAAATTCATACCCGCCCAGATCCCCGGAATTAAAATGGAGCTTTGCGGTTACTCCAGGAAGCAGATAATCATTTAAATTAAAATCCATTCCGCTATCGGTAAATTTAGTTATATCTCCTCCGTCAACTGCACTTATTGTTCCTTCTCTGTGGGGATAAATATCATTAAATATTTCCGTGTGTTCAATTGTGCCGTATTTATCGATATTTTTTTCAAGATAGGATTCGCCACCAGCCAATACAAATTTTAATCTTCTGCAATGATCCCTATAATCACTTGCCAGATTTTTCTCCGAGCCGAAAGCATACAACCTGGTAATAATATTTTTTTCGCTCAGCGTGGTTCTATGAATATTTCTCAAGCCCTGATGGTATCTGAAGGTTAATCCCGAATCACTACCTACTCTATCGGTAAAATTAATATTTTTTCCGTTAAAATAAAATTCCCCTTCAAACTCCTCATGAAGTTTTTGCAAGACTTGCATGCAGTTATTTTTTGAAAAATTTAGCAGTTTATAATCTGTATTTGTCTGGTCGCAGGTTCCCTTTGCCCATCCGGCATGTGTCCGGTTCATATTAGTTACGATAAGGTCAATAAATGTTTCTACATTCCCCACCAAATAAAAATCAGAATTTTCGTCTAAATCCATAAATTGGGTTTTGAGCAATTCGTAATATTGAGATTCAAAAGTTATATCATAATCGAATGAATTTGAGGAATTTTTCTTGACATTGGGTAGAGCATTGACATAATAATAAATACCTTCCCAAACAATATAGTCTCCAATTTTTATATCGATTACATCCGGTGCTTTAAGGACAGATTTAATAATATTCTCTCCCATTAATTGCTGGATAAGACGTGTTCCCTCGTCAATTCTAACAGAACCCAGAAGGGCTTCGCCTCTGTAAATATCAAGTAAATACCCTTCAGGTCCACTCCACTTTCTTGTGCCCCATTCAGCCTGTCCCCATTTTAGTTCTCCCCACTTTGCCATCTATTTATATCCTCTCCTTTACTCTAAAACATCCCATTTAGTAAATTCTTTGGTATTCCATTTAGCTATTGTTTGAGTGTTCCATTTATGATCCCAGCCAGCAGATTAATACTAAAAATATACCGGTTACAATTGCTATTCCATATTGATTTATTGCTTTTCCTAGTTCGATTCCTCCCATTTACAGCACCGCCTTTTACTTAAAGATTAGTCCCGAAGAAAAAGGAATTGACTGCCTCAATAGAAGCTCCGATTCCCTTTATGCTCTCGGTATCACCTGCAGCAGTCGAATAAGTTATATCAGAGGATGAAGTATAATCGCCAGATTTTCCCCAGAGCCCGGCAAACCCAGAACCATCTCTTTCCATATTACCCCCAGAATAATAAAGTCCTATATAATCTCCTTTTTTTACAGTAATATCCAATTCCGAAAAAGTTTGTTTAGAGCCAGCAGTAACATTCCCAATAACATGATTATCGCGAGCAGATAGAATATTACCAGATACTACAAAAAAAGTGGCAACTATGCAACCAGACAAATCAGAATTTGCCCATAATTCTACAGTTGTAATTTTTCCATCTGCGTTAGCGGGATTGTCTTTCATTATACGAGTATAACCAGAACCAATGGTACTGCCTCTGTCTATCGCTTCTGGACCCATATCAATACCAACTGCCAGAACATTAATAGATAATATTAAAATTATAATAAGAATTATTAATAATATTTTTTTCATTTATCTCTCCTTTCTATGGGGTTGCAAATCTGTTGCCAGCCATCCCATAATAGACATCGTCATAATCATCGAAAAATAAATTAACAATATCCCGGGCATTGGCAGCGGTCGATAAAACAGGGACAGTCCCATTGGCCCACAAAATACCAGCCGGCCAGTGGGCAGTCCTACTTCCGGTTGCATCCTGAATTAAAATGATCTGCAGGTGACAGCTAAATTCAGGGTTGGTAAAAGTGAAAGTTTCATTTTGGGCCCCGAATACAAACCTGAATTTAAGACCTATCCGCCAGTCGCAGGTAGTAGTCCCGTCCCCGGTAGCGGTCTGGGTAGTAAAACCTGCACTGTTAATATTAAAATCATAACCGCCATTGGCCTTATGCTCGATATCTGATTGCTCAATTATGCCCGAAGAATTATTTATTTCTGGGATTCTACCAGCAGTAAAATCGCCGGTTTTGGTTACTTCGTCTACCAATATGGCTTTAATCTCTGCATCACTATCTACCGTTGGATCTACTTCTGTGGCCACCTTAGTATCGGCATAGGCCTTTGTGGCTGCTTCTTGTGGATTCACCGGGTCAACTACACCAATTATTTTATGGGTTCCCATATTAAGGTCTTGTGTTTGAATGCCCAAGGCGGTATCATTATTTTTGCTATGCTTTTTAGTTACGGCATCAGACACGTCAGTATCGGTATTGGTCCCCTGCTCTATAATCCCGGTAGCGTTATTTATCTTTGCAATTCTCCCAGCAGTAAAAGCCCCGATCTTAATTACTTCGTCTACCAAAATTGCCTTTATTTCCGCATCGGTATCTACCGTCGGATCGGCTTCCGCTGCAAATTCCAAAGCAGTCTCACCTTCATTTACCCTGACAAATTTTAAAGAGCCGCCGGTATAATTGACTGGTGTATCGGTCAATCCTATGAAGGTTGATACTCCCGCAGGATCATCCCAGACTATACCGTCAGCGGTTGATTTGGCATACTTTCCATTATCGTAAGCGGCAGGGGTATCAACTAGGTCTATAAATTTTAATTCAGCAAATTTGGTATCTATTTCAGTTTTAAGATAGTAAAGCCAATCACCTGCGTCTAGACGGGCTTTTAGTGTATCGTATTCGCCACTTGGATTGATTCCCAATTCTGTTTCTATAGCAATAACTGCCGCATTTGTGTCATTTGGTACTGCTGATCTGGCCGTAGTAGCGTTTGGAGATGGGTAATCTACTTCGACATTAGTATCAGTATCAATTGTGGCAGGATAACTTGTTCCATCTCCAGCTCCGAGTTCATATCCTAAAGCTATCCCAGAAAACAAAATTAAAATAATAATTGTAAACAATATTCTTTTCATAACATTTTCCTCCTTTTTTATGCCGTAGAAGGCACTGGTTCTCTTAATTTTAAAATAAACTTTCCTACTAATTTAGAGCTATTCCAGCCAGTTAACATATTTAAAGCTCCTCCATCTTTAAAATATATATCCAAAGCATCGTCTAAAAATGGTAATTTCAAAGTGTGAATCCCGGGACCTTCTAATACAGATTTAAATAAATTTAAATTAGTCAAAAAATCAGCTTTTGAATCTGCCTTTATATAGCAAAATAAAATTATATCTCTAGGCTCGAAATGAATATCACCGATATCGGTATAGGCTTCCTCTCCATTGGAATCGAGCCAATTCTGGGATGTTTTACCTTTTCTTTTTAGAAAATCCAAAGCGCCTTTAACTTTTTGGACATAAACTCCATATGTGGAGGCTATATCATTATCATCAATCTTGTATCCGGATTGCATAATTAAGCACCCCCTATTGCCCTTAAATATTCGCTTTCTAAAGAACTCGTCTCATCTAATTTATCGCTAATGTGTTCAAGATATTTATTATATTCGGTGTTATCGGCAATTCTTGAATTAATTATTATTATATTTTCCATATTAGAAAGTATATCTACGGTATTGATTCTGATCGCTTGGAATTGCCCCGCTAAAAGCCCAGCTGTTTCTTCCGTTATTCCTGCAATCGCTCCGGTTAATCCTGTTACGCTTGGAATCGCCCCCACTCCTATGCCTGCCTCTTCTAAAACAGTTGCCAGCGCTTCCCATTGTGTCTCTGCAGCTTCAATCATCTCTTGATATGTTCCGGTTAAATTCTCTATTTCTTCAGGTGTTAGCCCGCCTTCGGAAAGAATCGCAAATTGATCATACCAATCCTCGATATATTTTGTGATTATAGTTCTCTTAAAGGCATCTATAATCGCTTTTTTCATCATATCGTTAAAGGTATCGGCAAAGACTTCGGCCGAAGTTAACCCTTCGGAAAATCCTTCCGCTATAGCGTTAGCAATTGATTCGGCAGTAGTCCCGGTAAGAATTTCCTGATATTGCTGGTATAAATTAGCTATTTCTGCGTTTGCACTTTCTATGGAAGCCAACCATTCTTCTATCTTTTCCTGGTCAGTTTCACTCCAGGTCCACCACAAAAATTGTCCTTGAGCTTCTTTCTCGGCTTCGATCATATCGTTATATGTATTTATTTGTTCATTGAGTAAATCTATTGTATCCTGTATTGCCTCGGTCTTTGCCGTTCCTGTAGATTGGCTCAATATAGTTTGCTGCTTTTGTAATTCAAGGGTAATTTCAGCCAATTCTTTCCGAAGTTCAGGAACGTCAGATTTATGCTTAATGAATAAATTAATAATACTATTTATAGCAGTTGCTATTCCGTTTATAATTCCGGTAATATCACCCGTTGAAAAACCAATTGTTATTTCGCCAATTCCACCGACTAAATTGGCTACATCGTTTATCGTTTCTTCAAGTTCTGCGTCAAAGTTTCCCACAACGCTGGCTAAATTGTGTAATATATCAACTGTTTTATTGATTTCGTTATTTATATTTTCCCATATTTGCTTTTGTGATTCAGCAATTTCTTTATTAAGCAAAATTATAATATCGGCATATCCGGAATATCCTGTTTTCATATCTTCGAGGGTTTTAATTTTATCTTCTAGTTCTTTGTTATTTAAATTTTCTCTATATTCGGCTAATTTATCATCTACTTCTTTCTTTGCTTCACTTGCTTTTATCTCTGCTATTAGTTGTTTTTCTATGCTTTTTAGCTTATCTTTTTCGTATTTAATATCAGTAAGCAGCAGTAATTCGTTAGTTTTTTTATGGATTGAAACAATCTTTTCCTCCGTTGTCTGGTAAGATCCAAAGTAAGATTCTAAAATTTCTCTTTTCTTTTTAGCTTCTTCTTCCTCTGTTTCCGCTATTTCTTTTAACTTACTATTTACAAATTCGAAGTATTCTTTATAGGCTTTTGTCTCTTTGCCGAGTTCCGTTCTGGCTATTTCAAGCCTTTCCTTATAGGCTATATCAACTTCCCCTGTTTGCCTTTTTAAGTTCTCTTTGAATATAGCTAATTTTGCTTCCGCTATTTCTTTATCGTATTTTTCGTTAATCTCCAATATATTTTTGTTATGCTTTTCCACCAATTCTAAATATTCATCGGAGCCTTCTTCATAGTCCTCGATTATAGTCCTGAACCTGTCCTCTTCTCCTTTGAGTTCCTTTTCCCTTGCCTCGGTAATATATTTGAAATATTCTTCTTCGGCTTTTTTCCTTTTATCTGTTATCTCTTTATTATATTCGGCTATATTAAGCATAATCTCTTTAGTTAATTCAGCGGTTCCCTTATGTTCCGTCAACATATCAGACAAAAATTTACCATAATTTTTAGCATCTTCTGCCAATTGTGCATTATGCTCTTCTACATATTCTTCCCCTTCTTGGGCCACAATTCTCCAGTAGGATTTATATTGATCCGACATATATGTTAATTTGTCTTTTACATCCTCAATTTCTTTATCGGTAATGGCAGGAACGATCGCAGGTTCCACTCCGGGAGGTTCCCCTTTGGGCTTGGGAGGAGTTATAATTGGCTTCTCTCTTAATTCCTTTAATTTCTCTAAAGTCTCCGTTAAAGCATTTATCCTGATTGTCGACTCATCTAATTCAAGATTTAATTTGTGTTCCTCTATAGTTACTTTCCCAGTTGTTATATCTAGGGCTTCCAATGCTTCTTGATAAACTTCGCTTGCGTTCATTGCCGCAACAAATATTTCTTCCCTTAATTTGTCTTGTTTGGCGGTGGTATCTATCCCCATCTGCATGTCTTTCTGAATATCAAGTAATCTTTCGCCGAGGTTCCTGACAACTATCCCCGCCTTACCCGATCCCCGGATAATCTCATCTATCTGTTTGGTAAAATCATCGAAGGGGTACTTCCTCATTACCTGATAAAATTCTTCAATAATACGAGGTCCCCCTCTCTCAATTTCTTTATACCAGAAGTCTATTTCTTCCTCTAATCTTTCTAATTCTTTGCTGGCCTCATCCTCGCTTCTCTTAAATCTTGCTATTTCTATTTCCGTTCGTTTTTTTTCGGCCTCAGCTATGGCCAATTTCGATTCTATGATTTTAATATCTAAGTCCAGAGAACCCCTTTTGGCTTCGGTTAGAATATCGAAATCTCCTGCGAGACCTTTGGCAGCTTCTCCGAGAGTAGGGAAATATGTAGCCAGGGATCTCTCCGCTGCCTCCAGATTGACTGTTTCCTCTTTGGTCAATTCTGTTTTGCTTCTTAAATCTTCTATGATAGCAATTAGGCTATCAATCCTGTTTTTCTTTCTTTGTAGTGTGTCAGCCAAATCGCCATAAGCTCTTGCCATCCTTGAAAACTCATCGGTGGCCCCGCTCATCGATATATTGATTTCACTGGCTAGATCATTCATAAATCCGAGTATGCTATCCCCCAGCGGTTTTAATTTTGCCATTATATTATTTCTTAAGATTGCTAATTGATTTTCGGTAGTGTCCATCATAGTTTTAAAGGCTTTTTCGGTAGCCCCGGTAGAATTTTCTATTTCGTTTAGAGTATTTTTATAATTTTCCCCTTCGTTTGTCATAATTGCAAGCAATCCGATAAGTCCCCGGACATTAGGGAATAATCTCATTAGAGCACCTTCATTGCCTTTAGTTGCCACTATGATTTCATTCAAGACCTGCTTAAATCCTTTTGCCCTTAAAGCGTTTATATCAAATTCAATTCCCAGTTCCCTTGCGGCATCTGCTGCGTCTCCTGTTCCTTTGGAAACACGTAACATGGCGGTTATTATTCCCCTTATCCCGGTAGAGACAATATGAGGCTG